TACTCTTAAATTAATTTCTCCATCACCTTCTACTACATCTCCTTTTATATCTGGGGTATCAGACTGTATATCTGAATCCGTGTTGTAACTTACAGCTGTTCCAATAGCTCCACCGCCAGAGTCTTCACCTGATGATTCTCCAGAACCAGATGAGGTTTTTTCTTGTTGTTGATCTTCAGATTGTTCTTGACCACCTCCTTGCTCACCGTATCCTTCTCCTTCTGGGTAGTAAAATATTGGAAAGTATTTAAACATATTTTATTTGTTTAGCAATCGCATCCGCAACTATTGTCACAAACCTCTCTTGCTTTAGTGTATTTATTATGTGCATCTGTAATATATCCTGCTTTTAATGTAGTAAGTACATTATTTGATTGCTTTAATGAATACTCAGCAGATTTTAATAATAACATAATCTTTTGAGCTTTTGCTAAAACTGAAGAACATTTTGCACAATCACATGCACAGTCTATAAGTTCATTGGTTAATTTTGTTAGACAGCAATCAATATCACAATTAAGTAATACAGACTTTCTGTCCATTTCTGCTCCATTAATGTAGGAGACTATGGTTACAATTCCATTAGTTACAGATAAATCAGAAACTAATAAAGGATAAGTAATAGGACCGCTTGAAGCAGTTACTGTAAAACTTGGAGATGTTATATTTAATATACTTTGTCCTGATGCATTTAATGCACTAAAAGTTAAATTAGCACTAGTACTAGCACTATAATAATCTGCAATTATATTTATCTGCTCACATGTATTAGATGCTGCAACTGTTAAAGCCATAGTTTATTTTTTAAGATTAGAAAAAAAAGACTAACAGGGGGACTAATGCCCCCTATAAGTCTTATGTTAAATTAAGTATTAGTCTAATAGATAATACTCAATGATAATATCCATTGATCCTGCAGTGAAAGCTTCTCCACCTACAGTTATACCAATAGCTGTACCATCTGTTGTTACACCACCTGTTACATCAGTAACAACATTACCTGCAGCCATAGCTGCTTGGTTATGTGCTGCTGAAACTGATACACCACCTACTGTGATAGTACCTGTTTCACCATTACTTGAAGAGTTTGAACTAACACTTGGTACTGTAATACACGCTGTTACAGTTGCTCCGATCGGGATACTCATCGTATCTGAAATAGTTTTTGCACCTGTTCCAGAAGAAGCATCAGTTGCTTGAACAAAGCTTGCTGTTGCAGTCATTTTTCTGAGTGATTTGTTACTTGCCATTTTATTTTATGTTTTTAAAAGTTAATAATTACAGTATAACGTTAGGAAATACTCCTGCGAAATATGCGTTAAGTTTATTTTCTACAATTAAACTATCAGCATCACCTGCTTTTAGTCCAAGAGTAACTTCAATTAAATTATCTACTCCGTGAATTTGTGAAGAAGAAGAACCATCTTTAGTTGCTGTAATATTATACATATCGTATAAAGTACCTGTAGCTACTTGATTAGTTGGCTTAATAGGAAGATTACGTCTTTCGTAGTAACCATATTGAGATCCCATTAATGTATCTTCATATTCTTGTAAATAGAAACCATCACCAGATCCTCTTGATCCTGCAGTTTGTACACTTTCAGCCATTGTAGTTCCGTTACCGTTACCATCAATAGCTTCAAAAGATAATTCCATTTCTACTAAATTTTCTTGAACTGAACCATCAGCTTTAGTTTCACCTTTTTTGAAACCTGTAAAATCAATACTAGATCCATTGTTAGTAATACTATTTACCCAATGAGGTAAATCAGCATTAATAGCTGTAGTAAAAGCTGTACAGTGAACTGTTACAGCCGAAGCAGCAGCTACAGTAATAGTATATGATTTACTTTCAAATGGTGAGTTACCATTTGTTTTATTCATAACTTTTAAAGTATGTTGTCCAGCTGCAGTTGCAGCAGTAGCAAAAGTTGCTCTTTTTACTTGGGCTGCTTGAGCAGCTCCTACTTTTCCGCTATAATCTACTACATCTCTTCCGTAAAACCAAGGAGTTGCAATATTTTTTCCATCAGATCCACCACCTACAATTCTAATTTGTGGAGCATCTGCGAATGTATCCCCAAGTACTAATTCTGTAGGTCCTGATTCGCTCATTTTTTGTACGGAAACTGCACCATCATCAACTAACCCACCTGTAAGTGAACCAGATAATGAAGTACCATCTCCTACTATTAAATGTCTTGCCATTTTTTTATATTTTTAAATTAATAATTATTCATTTTTATTTACCTCTATTTGATGAGTTTGATACCTTGGATCTGAGATCCCTTCAAGTATGCTACTCACTGTCATGTCCACTATCTCTTGATGACAGTGTTCGGGTAATTCACAACTAATCCCCAAAGATAACGAAATCTTAGAGGGTTTTCTTATATATGTTATTTTCAAAGCGTCTATTATAAATATATCACTCGTGTACATATCTATAGCATTACCACGTATTGTGTATAATGGGTCTGTGTGTTTGGTTGTATTAAAAGGATCTGTTAGCAATGTAAAAATATCATCTTGCTGTGCAAAGGTGCTACTAACTGTAACTTCTACAGGATCTGAATTTAATACTCTTTTTTCTTTTAAATTTGCTGCTGAATATAAAGGAGTTTGACTTTGTAGATGTGATCCTCCAGAAGCTACATTAACTAAAGTTGTTACTGTACCTACTGATGCATCCCACTCTAACCAAGAAAATACATTTGGATCTGGAACTACAATAAATTGTCCTTGATAGTTTAGTTCTCCAAACTGTTCCCAGTATATTGAAAAACCTGTTCCTGGGTTATCTAATATATTTCCTTTAACACCATTTATATCTTGTGGAAATGTGTAGCTATTATTGTTTTGCCAAACTATAGCTTGTCCTTGTGTTAAATCACTAGCGTCTTCATACATTACAATTGAATTTGCAATTGAAGAGTTGTTGTTACAAACAAATGAATCTAAAGAAATAGTAAAAAATAATACAGGTGTAGGCTCATTTAAAAAATAATCTATTTGACTACAGCTATCGTTTCTATGAACTCTAGCTAAAGTGTTAACTAAATATAAATAGTCAGGAGGTAAAGTAAAAGAATCAATAGAAAACTTAACTCCTAATGTTTCTTTAAAATTTACAGAAGCCTCATACTCTCTTACTAATGATCTTAAATCATCAATACGTTTTTGGGACTCTTCAAATCCTTTCCTATACTTATTATTTTTACCATACTTTGTATTAATAAATCTCATTTGAGACTTATTTAATTCTATATCTATTTCTTGAGGTAAAAGCAAATCAGCTTGGAGTGAATTTATTTTATCCACTCCTTGCTGTATTGCTAAATGCATTTCTTGTACATTCATATTATACTAATGATAATTCTTTTAGTTTAGCTCTTAATAATGTTAATTTACCAGAGTTCTTTTTATCTTTTAAGAATACAACTGTATCTTGTGTTGTATCTCCTAATGTCTCATCAATAAAAATAATCTGATTTCCTATCTTTCTTAAAACTCCAGCTGTAACCATTTCTTCAATTTCAGCTTTTAATTCTAAATTCTTATCTGTAGCAATTCTAACAAATTTCTTTGGATTAGCATTTTTAAGTTCATATAAAGAATTTTCAATTTGTTCTACTGTCATTCTATCAGGATTAGTATTAGAAATTAATCTTAATACTCTCTTCATAGCTTTTTCATTAGAGGACATCTTAATAAATTCTTTATCTGCATCTTTTTTCATTTGTATTTCATTATTCTTAACTTTATCATCTCGTGTAAGGTCTTGAATATAAAATCTTTTATTAAAATCTGAATCCATTTCTTTTTTAGTCATGGCTACATGCGGATGTTTTAATGCAAACCTATATTTAATATAATCCATTATACTAAGAGGATTGTCATTATCATCCATACCTATTTCTAGTTCTACCCCAGTAAATCCAATTGGGATTGTAAGTTCTGCCCAAAATTGTTTAGAATGTTTAGGCCAATCATTGTGCTCTGGACTAACATCTAAAATTCCTTGCATATACTTTTTTTCTTCTTCAGGGGTAAATCCTTTTAGGGGTTGTCTATTTACATAAACGCTGCTTAGCTTATATATAGCTTCAGCTCTTACTGCTTTAGGCAAATGGTTTAATAATTCCTTTTGTCTAAGTGTTACTTTTTTACTCATAATAATAGTTCTTTTAAAGTTTTAATTAAGTGGATGTAAAGAATAACTCTCCGTTAATAATTTAATTAAAGCTATGGGGGATTGCTCCCCCACAACCTTAATCAAAAACCAATATATAGACGCAAATTAATGCCTATGTTAAGATGCTGTACAAGTGATGTCTAATGAAGTATCAAATCTCTTAAGAGCGATACCTGCAGTTTTCAACATATGTACAGACGCCCCGTCCACATCAGAAGCTCTAGCGGAAGTTGAATCAAATCCTCTAGGGACTACAGATCCAGCTACACACCATCTCATTGCTTCACGACCTTTCTTAGAAATCATCTGAAGGTTATTTTGACCATCATAATTTGATTGATCAACAAATACCATTCTGTAAGATTCTAAAGAGTATCCTGTAATAGGGTGTTTTGCACGAGCTTGCGCCACGGCACCATGATCAAATAATGGTAATTTTACCACATTGATTGTGTGTCCATCTACATGCTCATAGGATGTGAAGTATCCAGTTAATCCTAGGTTACGTCCTGAACCTGTGATAAATCTGTTTTCTCCACCTACTTTCCAAGATCCAGAAGATCCTGAGAAATGATTTTTAAGAGCTTCATCAAATTCTCTTGCACCACCAGTACCAGTATATAAAGTTACTTGTTTAGTTGCTGCATCAGTCATTCCGTAGAATAAATCTCCGATGATGTTCTTAAGTTTAGCTTCAGTCATTACAGAGTAAGTGTCAGTATTAACAATTTGCTCTAAAAGACCAGGACCAACGATTACAGGCTGTCCATTCTCATCTTTCATGTGAGTATGTCCGTTTGAATCGTAAGTTTTTTGACCATACCAGTAATACATTTCACACTCTTCTTTAAAGTCAAGCATGTGTAAGTACTCCTCATAGTCCATCCAAAGTTTAGTAGTAGATCCACCTTTAGTTGGTAGAGCAAATTCTGCTACAAATTT